TATATAGTACTACACTTTTAACAACTAATGGATTACTTGCAATGGGCATGACAGCAGATGATTCGGTTGAAAGCATAATGACTGAATTAGAATATAGACGCAAATTTGGATTAGTGTTAAATCAAAACAGCGGAGAGTTACAAACAAGTTTATTGAGATCTGCCAGAGAACTCAGAATATTTGCTAATGCTGTAGGTATGTCAGAAGCAGATTTACGAAACGAATCACAAATACGAGAAAATAACATCGATCTCATGCAGTCACAAGTAAAAGCCATGGGCGGAAACACAATGGAACTTGTTAATAGTTCTCAAACCATAAGTAGGGTATTAGGTGCCGTAGGCGGACAGAATCTTATAGATCCAATATTTGAAGCAATATCCAAAGGTGCTACTGGACTTTCAACTGATTTAATTACTCTAGGTCAGAATATGCCTCAATTGATAACCATGATAGAAAATGAAGCGGCCAGGTTTGATAGAGGAGCAGGCACATTAAATGCAGACTTAGGCTTTGACTTGATACGTTTGCTTAGAAATACCACACTAGAACAAAGAACTCAACTTAATGCTATGGCACGAGCCGGTATCGATGGTGCGGATGATTTAAACAACATGCTTAAAAAAGCACAAGCATTGTCTGAGGAAGCCATTGTGTCAATGAAAAAAGATTTAAATTCCAAAGATTTGTCTGTATTAGATGTGTTTAACAGGCTAGGGTTTGTGGCTAACCAAGTAACTGCTACATTAGGCGATCTTGGTAAAACGTTTGCCTTAGAATTTTTAGGTTTTGGTGCGGTATTAGATGAAAACGGAAAAACAACCTTTAATTTTAGACAGGGTGTCGAGTCAATAACTAAAAACATGAGAAAGTTTGCAACAAACGTATTTGGATATAATAGTCCAATAACAGATTCTTTTGACAGTCTTGCAACTTACATAGACGATTTGTTCCAACCTCAAGGAGCAAAAGAATCAGATGCAGATTATCAAGCCAGACTCGATGATGCACGAACTAAGTTTGTATCGACTATCTCACAATTTTCTATAAACTTAGCAAGGGATCTGCAGGAACAAATCAAGCAAGGTACATTATTTGGTAGTATTAAAAATTTCTTTATGAATTTCTTTGATGAGTTGCGACTAGCAATTAATAGTGCAACAGGCGGTGTGCTTTTTGATGACGCCGCAGACAGGATAGCATTTGAAAGATTCCGAAAAGGAGAAATGACTAATCAAGAATATATAGATGCTGTCGGAACTGGCAGTGGAAACGACCGCCGGGCCATAAGAGAGGTAATGTTTGAAAGAGGAGTTAAAAACCAAGCAAAAGCACTAGGAATATCACAATCTCTGTCAGGTGTTGTTAATAGCGGCAAGGCAAAATTTGGAGAGGACGGTCGCCATACTAATATAGTAATGGATGATTTAAGGGATAATGTTGCGGGTTTTGACAATTTGTCTGCAACAAAACAAAAAGAACTATTTGATGCCAGAGTCAAAGAAGTTGCTGAATTTAATGCCAATGTTATGCAGTACGTTAACGACATGAAACAACTTATGGATGATCGAGGGTTAGATTATGACTCGTATTTTTACGTTGGTGATGAGGCGAATTTTGCCGATATGTTAGAAAGGTTGCATCTGTCCACAGACGTTAATGAAAACAATTTGCCAAAAATCAAAAGCCTTATGCGTCAAAATACAGATTTTACTGACTCTTACGGTCAGGATTCAATGTATCTCGATAGGAGTGCCTATGCTAAAATGAGTCTTGAGGCAATTAATAAACAACTAGTAGGCGGAAGAACTGGTCCTGGTGGTGTTGCAATACCAGGTCTATTTTCTCAATTGGCCACAAGCAAATTTAATAATGCTAACGCTGAAAATGGTCCTATGTCTATTGGTGATACTGCACAATACAAGGCCCTTGCAGAGTTGTACACAAGAGCAATGGACGATAAACGCATGGCGCACGGTGAATCAGACGAACTAAGTACTGCTATCTCAGAATTAAATAGATACATCAAGGATAACGATGGCGCGGACGAAGAGTTAATAAACCAAATTAAAGAACTGATTATAGCACAAGATAATTTAACCAATGAAATTAAAGCCGATAACGCATCATAACACTCCATAACAATCATTCCGATTGACATTAAGAGATAAATATAGTATTATAACACATTAGAGATATTATATGAGTTGGAAAAAGTTTTTTAATCCGGTAGATAACGCAGGCTTGCCCTCAGGTGTTCGAGGCAATGACGGCCAAGCAGACATGTATGCAAGTCGATACAGCAGTTGGCTACCAGAAGTTTACAGCGGATCACCTGATAGGGTCATGCGATATTATCAGTATGATGCAATGGACAGGGATTTAGAAATAAATGCCGCATTAGATATTATAGCAGAATTTTGTACACAAGAAGAAGATACAAATTTACCATTTAAAGTTGAATACAACGACACACCTAGTAATCCAGAAATCAAGGTTATACAACAAGGATTACAGAAATGGTGTAAACTAAACGAACTTCCCAGACGAATTTTTAAAATATTCCGTAGTACACTAAAGTACGGCGATCAATTGTTTATTAGAGATCCAGAGACCAAAAAACTATACTGGGTAGATCCGTATCAAGTAGAAAAGGTATTAGTAAACGAAAGTAATGGTAAAAAGATTGAACAATACTTTATTAAGAATTTAGATTTACATTTGAAAGATTTAGCGGCTACCAGTGTATCAGCAAACCAAGACAGACCATATGGTTCAGGTGCTATCATGAGTGATTACACAAATCCGCAATCCAGTTCAGGATTTAAAAGCAGTAGTTCAGGATATGGACCGGATGCCAATAATGCAATGCCTATAGATGCACAACATGTTTTACACATCAGCATGAGCGAAGGCATGGAAACAACATGGCCTTTTGGTAACAGCATATTAGATCCTATTTTCAAAGTTTACAAACAAAAAGAACTATTAGAAGATGCTATTATTATTTACAGAGTACACAGAGCACCAGAAAGACGTGTGTTCTTTATTGATGTAGGTAATATGCCACCGCACAAAGCACAACAATACTTAGAACGTGTTAGATATGAAGTACAACAAAAACGTATACCTAATAAAACAGGCAGTGGACAAAACATTGCAGACAGCAGTTACAATCCTATGAGTATGTTAGAAGACTACTTCTTTGCACAAACGGCAGATGGTAGAGGTTCAAAAGTTGACACACTACCCGGTGGTAGTAACTTAGGTGAGATTGATGACCTTAAGTTTTTCAATAACAAACTGATTAGAGGGTTGAGAATACCCAGCAGTTACTTGCCAACTGGACCAGACGATGGTTCAGCACCTTACAATGACGGTAAGGTTGGCGTTGCATACATACAGGAATATAGATTTGCTAAGTATTGTGAAAGACTGCAAAGGCAAATTATTAAAAGCATGAATGAAGAATTTAAAATTTATTTAAAAGCAAGTGGCATAGAAGTAGACAGCAGTTTATTTGATATATCATTTGGCGAACCGCAAAACTTTAGTTCTTACAGAGAATTAGAATTAGATCAAGCAAGAACACAACTGTTTGGTACACTAGAAGGCATTCCTTACTTGTCAACTCAGTTCAAACTTGCTAAGTACTTAGGTCTAAGCGAAGACGAAATAAGAAAGAACGAATTAATGTGGGCAGAAGAAAATGCATTTGATGTTGATGCGATGGACGACACAACATCAGCAGACTTACGACAAGTAGGTGTAAGACCGCAACCAGGTGGCGATGTTAGTACAGCACCAATAGATATGGGACCAGTAGATACTCCTGATGCATCAGTAGATGCTTTAGGCGAACTTGGTGACGAAGGCGGAAACTTAGGAATATAATATGAAACTAAACGAATTTTACGAGCCAGCAAAAGACACTATCAATCAAAGGCACAAAACTGACACTAGAAAAAAGATGTTGAGTCTAGAAGAGTTAGGCAAACTGAGAAAGATCAGAGAACTCAAAAAAGCAGAAGCAGAAAGTCATAAAAAACTTGCTTCAGTGATGTATGCCAAACCAACTGACGGTGGCGGAGCAGGCGGCTTACTATAATTAAATGAAGACCCTTGTTGTTTGCGGTTGCAGTTGGAGTTGCCGCGATCCACTATATCCCAATTTTGAATACGGATACCTAGTAGCAAAAGAACTAGGCTACAATTATATCAATTTAGCACGATGCGGTATGAGTAACTTTGGCATACGCACACAAATAGACTATGCACTAGAGCACTTACAACCAGATTTAATAATCATTAATGCAACTGGTGTAAACAGATTTGAAATTCTCAAAGACTTAGATAACACATATGATCACAACAAAGCATATGATCAAATTTGCTTTGGCGATTTTGATTGGGATCACTTTGATCACGAACATCATATAAACCATGGCAAAACATATGATCCGCAAATTTGGTGCGACAGCATTTACACAGTTATCAGTCAAGAAGCAAGACGTTATCATCACATAGACGAAGACAGAGTAAATGCACTAAAAGACTATGCATACTATGTGTTTGATGAAAACATAAAAGCACACAATGATTACTATGTGTTACAAAGCGGTTTACTGAGTATATTAAATCATAATGTGCCGTTTTTATTCTCCCCTAATACCTTTGAATTCAGTGAATTTGATAAAACGGGTTTGATAGAGGACCATCACCAAATAGGCAGTTTTAATTGGGACTTCGTTCCTGATAAATACTTGTTACAAAATGGTGCAGGATATTATGCTCAGCATAATCCAAAGCACTTAGATGAACAAGGAAACGAAACTACACATTACCCAGTAAGTAATCATAACTCACCATACGCACACAGAATGTATGCAGATTACATCTTAGAGGCAGTCAATAGCAGGTCTTTATAACTTGTTATAACTAAAATACCTCAAAAAAACACCGTTTTTTACATAAAACAGTACATTACTATTAAATACAATTACGATATATCAGGCAATGCCTGAGTTTAAAGGAGAAATTACGATGTCAGATAAAAGTGTTTTAGAACAAGTACTGGAACATCTTTTAGCAGAGGACGATGCTCAAGCCAAAGACTTGTTACATAGTTTTATGGTTGAGAAGTCCAGAGAGATTTATGAAGATCTCTTAGATAAAGATGCTCTAGAAGAGGCACTCGACAACGAAGTTGTTGAGGAAGAATCTGAAGAATCCGAAGAAGACACAGTCGAAGAGGCTGAAGAATCCGAAGAAGAGGCTGTTGAAGAAACAGTAGCAGGTTCACCAAGTGAAGACTTCTACGATGAAGTAGAAGCAGACGTTATGGCTGATGAATCAGGTGTTAACGAAGATGACGACGAAATGGAAGACGAAATGGAACCAGAAATGGATATGGAAATTGATGGTGAAGAAGAGTCTGAAGAAGAAGTCGAAGACAGAGTTGACGATTTAGAAGCACAATTAGACGAACTAAAAGCAGAATTCGAAAAGTTAATGTCAGATGAAGACGGCGAAGAAGCCGACGATGCTGAAGCAGATTTAGAAGATGAAATGGAAGTTGAATCTTTTGAAGAAGAAATTGACTTAGATGAAGAAGTTGACGAAGAATTAGAAGAAGCAACTAACTTCAGTAAAAATCAAACTGCAAAGAATGACTCAAGTTCAGACAATGATGCGTCACCAAAATTCCCAAAGAAAGAAAATTTCGGAACAGACGAAAAAGAACTTTTTGGTAAGGACGGCGCAGAAGGTAAGAAAGGTGATTCAGCCAAAAGTAATCCTACAACGGATAACATAGGCGAAAAACCAAAGGCTCATCCAGCAAGTAAAGTAACTGCTGATAAGTCTACGAGTCCTATTGCAGGAAAAGTTTAGTAATTAGGAATATATAATATGTCAAGACAGTTATTTGAATACTACAGTCCAGAAAAAGCAAATATTATAGTTGAATCATCTAGTGATGGTAAAGACTTACATATGAGCGGACTGTTTATACAAGGCGAAGTTAAAAACCAGAATGGAAGAGTTTATCCACAAGAAGAGATACAGACGGCTGTAGAATCGATTGGTAAACGAATCCAAGTTGGCGAAACTGTACTTGGCGAATTAGATCATCCAGCAGAATTACAAATTAATTTAGATAGAGTAAGCCACATGATTACTGAGATGCGAGTAGATGGCGCAGATGGCTTTGGTAAACTTAAAATATTGGATACTCCAATGGGTAAGATAGCCGAAGCACTACTAAAAGGTGGCGCCAAATTAGGCGTTAGCAGTAGAGGAAGTGGTAATGTAAATGAAAGCGGTAGGGTAAGCGATTTTGATATAGTAACTGTTGACATCGTAGCACAACCAAGTGCCCCAGATGCCTACCCTAAAGCAATTTACGAAAGTTTATTTAATATGCGTGGCGGCGCTCAGATTTTTGAAGCCGCTCGTGAAATAACAAAAAGTGACAGAAACGCACAAAAACACCTTGCACGAATGATGGAAAATTTCATTCGTGAATTGGAACTCAAATAGGAGAAAGCACATGGCGGATAAATTCGTAGAACTTCTTGAAAATGGTGACTTGTCTGAAGAGACTAGAGTCAACATACAAGAAGCATGGGAAACACGCCTTGCTGAAGCAAGAGACGAAATTACTTCTGAGTTAAGAGAAGAATTTGCACAAAGATTCGAACATGACAAAAGTCAAGTTGTAGAAGCAATGGACAAATTCATCACTACAAACTTAGAAGAAGAATTAAAGGAACTTGCAGAAGATAAGAAGGCAACTATTGCTGAAAGAGTTAATTATAAAAGAGCAGTTGGTGAGCACACTAACGTTCTAAATAGATTCGTTTCAGAAACGTTAGCAAATGAAATCAAAGAATTAAAAGAAGATAGACACATGCAAGGTGAAAACTTTGCTAAACTAGAAAATTTTGTTCTTGAAGCAGTTGCTGATGAAATTCGTGAGTTCCACTCCGATAAGCGAGAACTAGCAGAGAAAAAAGTTCAGTTAGTTCGCGAAGGAAGAGAGCAACTTGCGGATGCTAAAAAACAATTTATTAGAAGAGCCGCAGAAAAAGTTGAACAAACTATTTCATCTTCATTAAAAAGTGAAGTATCACAATTTAAAGAAGATATTACTAAGGCTCGAGAAAATGAATTTGGCAGAAGAATATTTGAAGCAATGGCTGGTGAGTATGCTACTTCGTATTTAAATGAAAATACAGAAGTCAGAAAACTTAAATCTAAGATTACTGGATTAAAATCTAAAATCTCAGAAGCACAGGCTAAAGCAGAAAATAGTTCAGAGCAAAAGAAATTAGTTGAATCTAAATTACGAATAGCAGAAGATAGATACAACAGAAATAATGTTATTAGTGACTTAATTGCACCTTTAAGTAGTAGCAAAAAAGAATTAATGACAGAACTTCTAGAATCAGTAAAAACAGAGAAACTTGAAGAATCATTTAACAAGTACCTTCCAAGTGTTATGAACGAAGAAGGTTCTGTAAGAACTAAGAAAGAAGTTATAAATGAATCAGTGAAGACAGAACACACTGGTAATAGATCGTTGGACGGACAAACCGGCTCCACCAATGAAGTTGACGTAGTCGAACTTGACGAAATCAGAAAACTAGCCGGACTTAAATATTAGGAGATTATAATGGCAGAAGCATTATTTGAATCAAATTGGTCCGCAACCAAGGACGCTCTTCTTGAGGGTTTACAGGGATCTAAAAAGTCTACAATGGACGTAATTTTAGAAAACGCAAAAACTCAATTACAAGAATCAGCGACAGCAGGGTCAACAATGGCAGGAAACGTTGCATCACTTAACAAAGTTATGCTACCATTGATTAGAAGGGTTATGCCTTCTTTGATCGCCAACGAATTACTTGGTGTGCAACCAATGAGTGGACCAGTAGGACAAATCCACACATTAAGGGTAAGATACGCAGAGTCTAAAGACTCAGTAACAGCAGGACAAGAGGCTTTAAGTCCTTTCGCATTAGCAACAGCATATTCAGGAACACCTGATGCAACTGCGGCAAGTGAAGGAACAGCGGGTAGCAAAATGTCTATTCAAATCCTCAAGCAAACAGTCGAAGCAAAAACAAGACGTCTATCAGCAAGATGGACTTTTGAAAGTGCTCAAGACGCCAACGCAATGCACGGTGTAGATGTTGAAGCAGAAATTATGCAGGCATTAGCACAAGAAATTGCAGTTGAAATCGACCAAGAAATGTTAGCAAAGTTAAGAGCACTTGCTCCAACTGTTGACACTTTAGACTTCAACAGCGGAATCACAGGTACGCAAACATATATCGGTGAAAGACACGCAATCTTGGCAATTCTTATTAATAGAGTTGCAAACTTGATTGCCGCTAGAACAAGAAGAGGCGCAGGTAAC